AAAGCCCGGCGAGAAGTTGATCCGAACCGCAAAGTTAGTGCCGGGGCTGGGGCTCTCGCACTGGTCCTCAAGGATGACGTTGCCGCCGACGCCTGTGCAATATTCCAGAATGTTGATGGCCGATTGCGAGCCGCTGGCGTTGATCTCGTCCCAGGTGAACCCGCGCTGGGCTTTGGCCTTGACGACCGATCCGCCGTTATATCCCTTTGCCCGCACAACGCCGACGTGGGTCGCGTCGGACCATTCGTGGTCCGCCGGTTCGTTGGACAGGTAAAGGACGTGGGGCTGTTTGTCCTGAATCCGAAGCCCGTTCCATTCAACGGTTGCCTCGCCAATGGTGTTGTTTGCCTGCCGCGTGGCCAGCACCAGAAACTCGAACAGGTCGCCCCGGACCTTGTGAATCTTGATGTTCCGGGTTTGGTAGTCGGGCGCCACCGCATCAGAGGCGATAATCCCATCCCGGCCCGCCAGCATCACGCCCGAGATGAAATTGGAAATCCGCAGGTCTTCGATGACGATGTCGTCGGCGTCGTAAGACGCTACTGCGGCGCAGCGGTTGGGGGACTTGAGCGCACCGCTCTGCTCCCACTTCGTATGGGGGAACGCGGTGTCCCAAGCCGATGACCAGTTGGCGGCGTTGTAGGCCATCAACGGGTACTCAGGGTGGGCTGCGTGGTGTGCGATGGCCCACGCGGCGTAGTCCGCATTACCTGCCGCCCAGCTTTGGTTCATGCGGCTGATCTTGGCGGTTCCCGGCCAGTTGGCCTGATCCTCGCCGTCTCGCCACTGATAGACCGCATCCCCGGCGATGTAGTCACCGATGACGTACCACTGGCCCAGCAGGGCGCCGCCGGTCCCGGTCATCAGGAACACCGGGCGCGTCGGGTTGTCCGTGCGAATTTGCACTAAACCCACCGCCACCAGCGCCGTATTGGCCGGCACAATGATGGAGGTCCCGGTTTCCAAGAAATTGGGCGCGTGATAGCCGTCCGCATGAGGCACAATGCGGATTTGCTTTCCCGCATTATCGGAAATGAACGTGTTGATATAGGTGACGTCGTTCAGGTCCGTAATGACCACATCACCTTGCTCAGAGATATAGGCGCGCTCAGTCGGCGGCTCGCCATTCTCGGTTTGCGGCGTCCAGGTGGTCATTATTGGTAAAGGATGTGAAGGTTAAGAATGTCGCCGGCAGTCGGCGCGTTAGTGCTGTTGTCTAGGTGGCCCGTGGTTATGCCGTAAGCAATGCCCGTGCTAAAATACAGCGGCGCAGAAAACTGCACCGAAAAGTCTTTCGAGGCTTGCAGCGGAATAACAAGAAAGGGCGTATCTGTCCCCACCGTGGGCGCGCTTGCCTTGTTGTAAAACTTTAGATACCGCACCGTTCCAGCCGCGTTGAACCCAACAACCCCAAACACATCACCAGCGCTAGCCTTGACGCTCGTGGCGTTTGTGTCTGCTGCGCAGGCGACCAAGCGCCCCACGGTGTTCGGCTTCTTCACGCGGTCCCAAGTCGTGCCGTTGAAGACGTGCCCGGCGGTCACCAAAGGCGATTGACCCGCTCCCGTCGAGTCAATGGGATATCCAAGTCCAGCGTTCGAAAGGCCGTCCGCCCCAGCCGCCCGCGTGACCACCAAGCGCGCTCGGAGATTGCCGCTAACGTCAAGCTGCGCCGCACCCTGCTGCCCTGTGGTAAACGTTGGCGGGGTGGAATTGTAAACACCGCCAATTAGTTCCGATCCGGTCGCTGTCGCCGCTCCGGGCGCTGCTGGCGCCATTGCAGTAGAGGCAACCGGCATGGGGGTGGCTACAGATACCGGAATTTGCCCGGTGCCGTCTGCGCTGTTGTATGTTGAAACGCTCATGGGAACCCCATTAGGCTGCGTAGGTTGGAATAGGACTAAGCGTCCCGATGGATTGATCCGAGCGCTTGATAGCGTCGATTGCCGAGGCAAATGCCTGGGTCCAGATAGACAGCCGCTCATCGCCGGCCATAATGGCAAATTGCAGCAGCGCGCCGTAGAGATAGGCGTCAGGGTGACGATACAGGACCCAATTCTGCGCGTTCTCGCTGAGTGGCGGGATGCGCTGATAGTAGGTCAATTCGCCCGTGTAGGACTGATCAGGAGCCGGGAAAAACCGGAATTGTGGCCCCACAATCGTATAATATTGCGGCTGGCCCGATTGCGTCGTGTATTGCTTGGCGACGTTTAGCTGATCAACCGTCAGATATTGCAAATTCCGTTGCGGGGTGCTTTCCAGCACGAACGAAACCGGCTCTGCAAAGTCGGTTGGCAGGTCCTCAAACTCTTCGTTAATCGCCGCTTCCGACCGCTGCACCATCTGGCGGGTCCGCAGTTCCCGCTCCATAGCAGCCTCTGCAAGCCGGATAAAATCATCCCAGTTCGAGGTCTGATCCGTCCGCAGGGAATAGTTAGCCAGGGCGACCTTCAGCAGGGTGACGTTCGTAAAGCTCATCGCATCACCCCGTTTGACATGCCTAGTTGCCCATCAGCCGTTCGCAGATAGGCATAATCCGGGTCATTAAGCTTGCGCATGATCCTATCAGCGTTCGCAGGGTCCAGCGGGTCCCAGCCCTCTGTTGCTTGCCAGTGGTAGATCAATTGCATGGGGATAGACGCCACCCGGCGCATTTCGCGGGATGGCGTATAGCCGTCATTGTGCGTCCGCATGGCCGCGTTGCGGTCAAGGATCGGATTATTCTCCTGCACGGCCTTATAAGATACCGTGCCGTCGCCGTTGTCCTGGCGCAGATGGCTGATCCCGGTCGCATCAGCAGGGAGAAACGGACGCCAGCCCATCAATCAATCTCGACCAGTCCGCGATTTTCAAGCTCCTCGCCAACCGGGCGGGGCATGTTGAAAACGTCGTTCCGGGCATAGGTCAGGTCACCCACGCCAGCCAGATGTTCACCCGTGCTGATCTTGCCATCACCGGCCTTCAGCACGCGACAGCGCACATAGCCGGGAGGAACAACAGCCTCCGCAACAGCCTCAACCGTTTCGCCGGCCTCGTCACGATTGACAGGAGGGCGACCACGACGCGGAGCGATGACGGATTCAGTGTCGGACATACAAACCTCGAAAAGGTGGGGCGGGAGACAATCCCCCGCCCCGGTTTATCAGGTCAGGTCGGCAACGACGCCCATTCCCTTTTGGTTACGGACCACGAGGGTCTTTTCCGTCACCAGCAGGAATTTTTCGTTGTCGCCAGCCGAAGCCAGGACCTTGGAAGCCACAGGCCGAAGGGTGCCGACAGCGACCATAGCGGGGTCGATGAACAGCGCATCGCGGGTCAGGCCGTAGGGATGCGGAATGATGGACATGCCGCCAAAGTCGGAGACGTAGAAGTCAGCCGACCCATAGATGACAGCTTGGCCCTTGCCCGAAACGTCGGCGCGAATGTCAGCAATGCCGGTGAAAGCCGAAAACTGCTGCTTGTGGGTGCCGCCGACATAGCACTGGCTGAACATCGCGCCGTTGCCAAAGGCAGTGGCGAGCATGGCCTTGACCAGGGCCTCAGTGAAGGTGCGCTGCGTGCCGTTGGTCGCCGCCGAGACGGTGCCGCCGGAGTAGCCGCCGTCGGAACCACCGGCCCCACGGCTGTCGTTGGAGGTGACCCACGCCAGAGCGCCCGCCGCTTTACGCGGAGTGCCGCCCGATTGAGCGTTGCTGGCGAAGTTGCCGATCAGGCGCGCTTCAATGTCCCGCTTCAGTTCCATGCCCTTGAGCATTTTCTGACGGTCCATCTCGTCGGCGCGACCAGCAAGGGTTACGGCCTCTTGAGTGCCGGCCACGCCGCCCGACTTGCGGAAAATCTGCGTGTAGTTGCCGACGCGCGTGGTCAGGTTCGGAGCGTCCAGGGTGCCGACGTCATCGCCTTCCAGCTGGAAGTTAGAAGCGTCAACAGCCGCGAGGTCCTCAGTCTGCCACTCGTGGAAGGTGGAGGTCGCCTTGGTCTTGCCGATGTTGGAGGTAAACGGGGTCTTCTCAGGCGCGACGCGGTAAATGTCGTTTTCGAGGTCTTCCCGGATACCAATGTTGGTCACCGTGGTGACGGTGTTCGTAGGAGCGGCCATTGGCCTTAGCCCTTTCTGCGCGCCTTTCGGAGCGCCAGAACATCATCCAGGGAACCGGTGCGAGCTACGCGAGC